CCTGAAGTCTGGTTCGGCACAAACCCGCGTTGATCGCGGCGCTCGCCCTGCAAACGCAAGGGTGAACTACAATGTCTGACGCATGGACACGGATTTCGGACGCAATTGTTCCGGCTCCGTATGCACAGTATTCGTATGAACAGACGGTCCAGTCTCTGGAAATCTTCCAGGCTGGCGTGCTGTTCAGCGACCCGGCGATTTCCACAAAGCTTAGCATGGGCGGACGTTCCGTCGATATGCCGGCTTGGGGGGCGCCGACCAGTGACGTATCCGAGCCGATCAATGACGATCCCACGGATTCGATTGAACTGCGCAAGATCGGAACCAGGCGAGAGGTCGCGGCACGAAACATCCGGGCGATGAGCTGGGGTGTTCCGGATCTGACTTCCATCCTGGCTGGCGATGATCCCCTCAAGGAAATCGTCCGCTTCCAGACGGAATACTGGCAGCTCGATCACAAGAAGATGATCATCGCCATGCTCAAGGGCGTGATCGCGGACAACATCGCCAACGATTCCGGCGACATGGTTCGCGATACGAATGCCTCCATCGTGGACACGGACATCATCGACGCCGCCTACCTTCACGGTGATCGCGCTGATGCATTCTCGGTCCTCTGGCTGCATTCGAAGCAGATGCAGGTTCTGAAGAAGGCGGATCTGATCGACTACGTTCCTGCTTCGCAGCAGGGCGGCATGATCCTGCCCTACTACCAGGGCCTGCGCTGCATCACGGACGACGATATCCCGGTATCGACCGGTGAATATACGGCGTTCATGCTGAAGCCGCGCGCGATCATGTGGAACGAGCTTCCGGTCATGACCGAGGGTGGTCCTGTCGAACGGGAGCGCAAGCCGAGGCAGGGCCACGGCGGCGGTGTAACGGAACTGACGACGCGCCGTCATATGGTCCCGCACATCCCCGGCACCCGCTGGCTCGATGCCTCGACGGCAAGCGAGTTCGCAACCAATGCGGAACTGGCGTTGGCGGCAAACTGGGACCGCACCGCCACAAGCGTCAAGCGTATGACCTTCGTGGCGCTGAAGACGACCGAAGCGTGATCGTAACGGGCGGGGGCTTCACGGCTCCCGCCCTTCTCCTTCCCGAGGTTTCACATGAAACGTCCCGCTCGCGCCGCTGAGGCGCAACCCCTTGCCGCGCCGGTCAAGCGCGATCGCAGGGAAGGCCTGCCGAAGTCGCGCCGGTCCTTCATTGCCAAGTTCGCGCCTGAGATCCCGCGCGAGCCACGGGACACATCTCCCCCGCAGATGATCGGACAGCGCAAGCGCAAGAAGGTCCGCCGCCTCAAGCTCCACCCCCCGGAGGCCTGACATGCCGACCGAGATTGAAGTCGTCAACATGGGTCTGGCTCTTCTTGAAGAGGCTCCGATCACGGCTTTGACGGATTCCAATACGACGGCGCGTCTCGCGAACCGGCACTATGCGCAGACCCGCAAGGCGGAACTCGTGCGTCATCCCTGGGGGTTCGCCATCGCAAAGGCAAGCGTTACCGGGACCGATCTCGATACGGGCGTCGGCACGCTGAACTGGTCATACACGGTTCCAGCCGCTGCGCTTCGAGTTCTCCCTCTGACCTATGACGGAGAGCCGAACGGAATTCCGATCAACTGGCGCCGCGAAGGAACGGTGATCCTGACCGATCAGGAAAGCCCGCGCGTCATCCGCTACATCCAGGACAGGACCGACCCGAATACATGGTCGCCCCAGTTTGTCGATGTGGTGGCTGGCGCCCTTGCGCTGAAGCTAGCCCTTCCCCTCACTCACAAGGCCGGCATGGTGGAACTGGTCCGCCAGTCCTATCAGCTTGCTCTTTCAGAGGCTCGGCGGGTCCATGGTTTCGAACGGTCTGGCGTCTATCACGATGCGGGCTGGGGCAACTGGCGCGGCGACAATCGGTATTGGAGAGCCTGAATGGTGGCTCTCTATCCCCTTCAGGACACGTTCGTCCGTGGTGAACTGTCGCCACGGCTGCACGCGAGGGCATCGCTCGATCTTTACCGCGCCGGACTGTCCACCTGCGAGAACTTCCTGACGCTCCCCCATGGCGGGCTGCGCAAGCGGGGCGGGGGATACTATGTCGGCGAACTTGGGCCTAGCGCCTTTGGCCCGGGTGTCGAGGGGCTGATCCGGCTCATTCCGTTCATCTTCTCAGCCGACCAGGCTTACTGCATGGAGTTCGGGGAACTCTATCTCCGGCTCTATGCCTACGGCGCCCGGGTCGGCACGATCGAACTCACGACGCCGTGGCCGGAAGACGATCTGGACGGTATCCAGTTCGTTCAATCCGCCGACGAGATGTGGCTTGTCCATCCCGACTATCCGCCGCAGAAGCTGATCCGCGAAGCGGCGCTGACCTGGACGCTGGAAGAATTCGAGTTCAACGACGGCCCCTACAAGGACATCAACCTGACCGCAACGACGTTGACGCCGGCCAGCACCGGGTCGTTGACGCCGATCATGACGAACAACACCACACCGTCTGGCACTGTTGCCGATAGCGCGGCAAGCGCCAACGCCTATCTGCTTTTCGATGGCGACCGGTCGGGGCAATACAACGTCGGCACGGCAAGCGGCTGGACAAGATATACGTTTGCCAGCGGCACCAAAGTAGCCGACGCCTACTGGATAGTTGCGCCTGTGACTGGCGATTTGCAGGGCGCTCCGTCGGAATGGGCGATCGAAGGCTATGACGGGTCGGATTGGGTCGTTCTCGATTCGCGGAGCGGCGAAACGGGGTGGTCCCCTGGCGAAAAGCGCTTCTACGAGTTCAACAACAAAGTCGCTTATGCGGCATACAGGTTCCGGTGGCATGCTCTCAACGGCATCACGACGCTGGTCATCGCGGAACTGCGGCTGAACGAGGCGGGCGACGGACAAACGCCGTTCAACCTGACTGCTTCGGCGGTCACTGGCATCAATGACGGCGCCGGGTTCAGGACTGCGGACGTGGGCCGTTCGATCCGGCTTCTTGGGTCTGACAGCAAATGGCGTTGGGCGCGGATTGTCTCGCGAACGTCGTCAACCGTGGTCACGATTCGGCTTTACGGTCACGCGCTGCCAGATACATCGCCGATCACCAACTGGCGCATGTCAGCTTTCGAGGATGGCGATTGGCCGTCCTCTGTCGGTCTCTACGAGGAACGGCTTGCGCTCGCGCAACGGTTCCAGCTCTTCACGTCCAAAACCGGACTGTTTGACGAGTTCGCTCCTGGCGAGGAAGACGACGCAGCGATAGCATTCAAGAATGCGGGCGGAGGACAGGCGAACGATATCGTCTGGATTGCCGACGCGGACGGGTTCATGCTCATTGCCACGGCTGGCGGTGTCAGGGCGCTGTCTGGGGCTGGCATTGATGAAGCGCTAACGCCGTCCTCGTTCAAGAACCGCAAGTCCCGCACCTATGGCTGCGCATCCATGCCGCCGATCGATGCCGGGTCGTCCTTCGTCTATGCCTCGCGCAGCCGTCGGCAGTTGATCGAACTGACGCAAACGCAGCTCGGGCGTTTCCAGTCGGACGATATCGGGCAGGTTTCCGAGCATATCCCCAAGCGGGGCATTGTCGAACTTACCTACCAGTCGGACCCTGACCCGATTATCTGGTTTCCTTTGGATACCGGCGAACTGGCGGGATACACGCACCAGCCTTCGCAGGAAGTGCGCGGGATGCATCGCCATGTGTGGGGTGGGTCGTTTTCAACCGGCGATGCGGTGGTTGAACGGGCGCTGGTCACGCCTGGACAATCGGCGCCCGACGATCTGTGGGTCGCGGTCAAGCGCACCATCAGCGCGGCAACCATCCGGCATCTGGAATACGTCCAGCCAGCGATCGAATACGCCGACCTTGCCAATGCGTTCTATGTCGATTCCGGGCTGACTTATGCCGGCGCGGCGACGAACTCGATCACCGGCCTTCTGCATCTGGCCGGGCAGAGCGTCGATGTCCTCTACAGGACGGGGGCGGGGAAGTGGTTCGTCGCCAAGGGCAGGACGGTTTCTGGTGCTGGCGCGATCACCCTGCCCAACGCCGCGACATGCACCAGGGCGCATATCGGCCTTCCCTACACCGCCACCGCAGTCACGCTCGAACTCGACGTAGGGGCACGGGACGGGTCGCTGGTCGGGCGCCGCAAGAAGGTGTCGAAGGTCATCCTCTCCGTTCTCGAAACCGATGTGAGCGGGCTGGAGGTGAAGTCGAATATCCGGGGCGAATGGGAGACGGCGCGCGTTCCTGAAGACGCTATTTCGACGGACGGGAGCATCATTCTCCATACCGGCGATATCGTCATCCCGATCGATGACAGTTGGGCGGGCAAAGGCATGATCCAGATCCGTCACACGAACCCGACACCCTGCACGATCCGTTCATTCACGCCTGTTTTCGAAGGTGAACCCTGATGTGCATCCCGGCAATCGGCCTCATTGGGACGATCATATCCGCCGCTGGTTCCATCGTGTCCGGCGCGCAGGCGCAGGCGCAGGCCAACGCGCAGGCCCGAGCCTATGAACAGCAGGCGCAGGCCGACAGTCAGGCTGCGGGCTACGAGGCGCAGCGCGAGCGCCGTCAGCAGGAATTGAGGCTTGCCAATGCGCGGGCACAGGTCGGCGCATCCGGTGTCGCCATGTCTGGTTCTCCGACTGAGGTGTTGGTTGCCAATGCGAGGGAGGGTGAACTGGATATCCAGGCGATCCGTTACGGCTCGCAGATCCGGCAGAACAATCTCAGGACGCAGGCCGACATTTCGCGAATGCAGGGCAAGAGCGCGATGGCGGCGGGGATCATCAATGCCGGGTCCGGCCTGATCGGTGGGCTGTCCAATCTCTACGATCCGAACAGGTCGATCAAGTTCGGGCAATCGCCGTTCTCGCGCGGCGGGGGTGGGGTCATCTAATGGCCAGAATTCCTCAGTTCTCGGCTAGCCGTCAACTCGACACGGGGTCGGTCGTCCAGTATCCGTCCGGTTCGCCGGTCGGGGCTGCGATCTCCAATCTCGGCGGCGCGCTGCAAGGTGTGGCGGAGCGCTTCAAGGCCATTCAGGACAAGAAGGACGCATTCGACACGACGCTACGCGAAAACGAGATGAGCGCGGCCATCTCGGCGATGGAACAGGACGCGGTGAAGAATGCGCCGGCAGACGGGTCGGGTATCCACGATGGCGTCTATGGGCAGATCGATCCGGCGACGAATACAGCGGTCAAGCCCGGTTCCTTCGATGCCCTGTTTGACAGCTATCTGGAGCGGGTTCCGGAGAGCAAGCGCGGCGAGTTCGCGGCGATGCGCGAAACCTATCGCCTACGCGGTTCGAACCGGCTGGCAGCGGCGCAGTATGGAGCGCAGCAGGACTATTACAAGGTCGAGATTCAGAAGACGGAGAACAACATCGTTAACTCCATCATGCAGATGGACCCGAACGACGCCGCGACCTTCGATGCTTACAAGAAGAACGGCCTGGACATCATCGAAAAGAGCGGGCTTCCGGCGCTGGAAAGGGATGTGGCGAAAGCCAACTGGGAAGCCAAGGCCGAAATCGCGCTTGGCGAGAACATGATCGCCAACGATCCGCAGGGCGCGCTGAAGCTGCGGGAGATGCTGGGCTTCCGAAACGAAACGGCTGGCGGCTCGTCTGTCGATGGCGCCGCCGCACTCCTGCGCAAGTTCGAAGGCTTTCGGACAAGCACCTATTGGGACGTGAATGCCCACCGGGTCGGCTATGGTTCCGACACGATCACTCGCGCGGATGGTTCGGTCGTCAGGGTCCAGCAGGGCGATACGGTGACGCGCGAAGATGCGGAGCGCGATCTTGCCCGTCGTGCGGCCGATTTCGAGCGGACGGCGGCGGCGAAGGTCGGGGCTGGGTGGAACAATCTCCCCGGCAATGTCAAGGCAGCTCTCACCTCGATCACCTACAATTACGGGCGACTGCCAGCCAATGTCGCGGCTGCTGCGCAGACAGGAGATGCGGAGTCGATCGCCAAGGCCGTCGAGGCACTGAAGTGGCACAACAACGGCGTCAATGCAGGGCGACGGCAGGAAGAGGCGAATATTATTCGCGGCGCGGCAGGAATGCCGAAGGTCGATCCTCGCTTTGCCAACATGACGGCGGACCAAAGGCAGCAGCTCGCCAACAAGGCGCTGGCTGCAATCAACCAGCGCAAGGCAGAAGACCGGGCCATAATCGATGTCGCAGCGACGAATGCGCCAGCAGCGATCATGAGCACTGGCAATTATAACGAACCGCTGCCGACCCTTGAATCGTTCATGTCGGCCTATGGTCCGCGTGAAGGAGCCGATCGCTATAACAATTTCCAGGCATCTGTGCAGACCGCACAGCAGGCCTATGCCATGCAGACGATGCCAGCGGAAGAGATCAAGAACCTCGTCGCGGAATTCACTCCTTCCACATCAGGCAACGATGCGGCGCTGGCACAGTCTCGATATGAGGCGCTTTCGAAGGCAGCAGCCGCAACGCTGAAAGCCCGTGAGGCTGACCCGGCGACGTATGTTCGCCAAGCCTTCCCGGCCGTCAAGAATGCGTGGTCTACACCCAATCAACCGGGTGGGTTTCAGGCGGCGATCGCAGCGTCAGTCGCCGCGCAGAAACAACTCGGCATCGCCAATATCAGGCCATTGCCGAACGAATTGACCGACACGATCGTCGGCGAGTTCAAGGACGAAAATCGTCCGGAGGCTGAGCGGATCAATGCCGTCGCTGGTGTTCTCATGTCAACACCTGACCCGACGCAGCAGCGCGCCATATTTGAGCAGATGGTTGATGCCGGTCTGCCGGATATGACGGAAGGCGCATTCGTGGCCCTGTCTCGCGGCGATACGGGCGCAGCCAACCGGCTGTTTCGGGCCGCACTTGTCGATCCGGCAAAACTTCCCGGCAAAGCCCCGGAAACCCCGGCTGCGATCGATGAGCAGATCCAAAGCACGCTCATGGACGAAAACCAGATCGGCGACCTGTATTACGGGCTGAGCGACGGGTCTGCGGAAAACCTCGTCAGGGCACAGCGGGATTCGAAACTGCTGAACAACGCGGTCAATCTTCGTCTGCGCAACGGCGAGGAACTGAGCGCTGCGGTGTCCGGCGCGGCAAAGGATCTGTATGGCGATGTGAAGCCCGTCACTGGCGATCGTGCGCAGGTCATCATCCCGGCAGACGAGGATGCACGTCCCTACTTCGACGGGTTCGAGGGCCTGATGCCGCAGGTGGAAGAGGCCATCAATTCCATAATGGTGATGCCGCCAGACCTCGCGGAGACGGACGGCACGAAAGCCATCATGAGCGCCGTCAAGACATACGGGGTGCAGGCCATCCTGTCCGAAGGCCATTTCCGAAACTACGGCGACGGCTTTGTGTTTCTGGAGCCATTCGACGGAACGGCCATCGTCGGGGTTGACGGCAATCCGTTGGTGTTCACGGCAGATCAGGTCAAGGCCGCTGTCCCCGCCGCGCGCACGCGGTTGGAGCCGGACCCGGCGCCGCTGACGGATGACGCCTTCACCAACTTCCAGAACCGGATGTTGGACCAGTGAGCAGCATCTTCGGTTTCCGAGGCGGGCCGTCCTACAGGGCAGCAACCCCTGACGCATTGTGGCAGGGCGCGCTCGATCAGCCCATGTCCCTTGGATCGACGTTCTGGGATCAGGCCAAGGGTGGCTTTCTTGACAATAGGGCTCTTGGCACGATCACCCGCGAAATGTCACTGCCACCCGCCGCTCCGGGCCGCTGGTATGGCGACACGGACGAGTCCTACGCAGATCGTCGGAAGAACTACAAGACGATCACGGAGGAAGACTACAAGGCGTCGCCCTACTTCCGCGACAACGTTCCGTGGGACGCTGGCATGACTGAGGACAGGGCCGCGGCTCTGGCCGCGATGTATGACGCGAAGCGGGTCAGAGAGTATTTCGCAGAGAAACGCCCGATAACGTCGTTCTTCGGCAATTTGGCGGGTCAGGCGCTTGACCCGATCAATTATATCCCGGTGGCGGGGCCAAGCGTCAGAGCTGCTGCAATTGCCCGCATGGGCATGGTGAAGGGCATTGCCGCGACCGCAGCACTCGACGCTGCCGCGAATACCGCGATTGCCGATCTTGTCACACGTGAAGCGCGGCGACGGTTTGGCGATGACGTGTCGTGGCAGGCGATGATTTCCGAGATCGCGACGGCGGCACTGATCGGCTCGGCATTCGGGACCGTGGGCGGCGCGATTGAACGCAGGGCTGGCATCAGGGCCGATGCGCTGCGCAGAGACGCAGAAGTCAAGGTCCAGACGTTGAAGGCCACACAGGAGGCCCGCATTGCCCTGAATGAGGCCATCGGCGGGCTGGCGACGGATGGTGAGGTCAGGCTAAGCCCGAATGCCACGGCGCCGATTGAGAGGATCATCGGTGAAGTAGACCGCTCTTGGGCTGGACGGGAAGT